GTCATACCTGATATAAAGGGAACTACTGAACCATCTAACCTATCTGATAAGAACCAAGTCCATTTCTTTTGAAAAATTCCCATACTTGGGATAAACTCATCTAATAGAGCATTTAATCTGGACTTAGTTGTATTGGATTGCCAACCGCCATCAAATAGTGTAAGATCGTTTGTAGCTGTATCTACAGATGCAATATGATTGCCATGTAGGAATACTTCAATAACTTCTCTTGATACTCTGACCATAGTGTTAGAACCAGCCCAGTTGCGTCTGTATCTGATTGCTGTGTTCATTTGCTGTTCGATCTTTCTCATAATAAAAAAATGTTTTTTGCTTGTTATACTATTATTATAATGGATAGGTTATTGAAATCTACCCATAGTGTGACAGTAATTTGTACTGGCATGCACACTTCCATTTAATCTTCTTTTCTGTGTTTAGAATGTCAAAACAGATTTCGCATAAACATTCTACACTTGGTAATGTGTCTCTCCAATTATAATCCTCTTCTATCGGGCTATCCCAATAGTAATATAAATCGGGTTGATAATGTAATTCATTTGAATGTAATTTTAGATCAAAGTCCTCTGCGTGAGACTTATCAAAATTTCCACACTTGTCACAATATGCCATTATGCTATCCTCATTTTTTCAGCAACAAAAGCACCCATAAGTGTCTGATAGATGTCATCACATATTTTTGTGAGTTCATCATCACTTGCTCCAATAGTAGGGTGGTATGAAACAAAATCTTCTAATGGGTCTCCACCCATAGTTACTTCTCTGATTGAAACATCAGCATTATCATCAATAAATGCTTCGTGAAGTACGATCTCATCTTGCCAAGTGTTTTGAAAAATCATTTTGAAATCCTTTGTTATACTATTATTATAATGGATAGGTTATTAAAATCTACTCAAATTGTGCCAGTGCTTCAGTTGTCACATACTGAGCTGGCCTCTTAGTATTGATAGTTACTGCATAGTTATAGTTGTCAAGTCTATCAAATAATTCATCAGCCATATCATTAATATGAATCAATTTTTTATTAACTGTCTCAGTTACAAAAGTCAAAACTCTTAATCTGACATTCTTCTTAACTTCTCCTAGAAAATCCTTGACTTCATAGTAGTCAACTGTCATTGCTCCATCAGATGATTTGATTTGCATAATAAAAAATCCCTTTGTTATACTATCATTATAATGGGTAGGTCATAAGAATCTACCCATGATGTGACAGTAATTAAACTGGTTTATTACCTTACTGCGAATACTGTTTCTAGGTTACGATTTTCTACAGATGCCCTACCATAATCTCTAGCCCACTCGATTGCACTTTTCTTAGCAACTTCTAAGTCCATTGTATAATGCTCGTGATAGCCAAGAGGGTGGTCGGGAACTATAACAGTATAGTCAAATTTATTTCTGGGGTGGTTTGGCTCTCTCCTAAGATTATCAAGTTGAATAATCTTTAACTGCTTGAGTGACTCTTCTAAAAGTTCTCTAGTTGTCATTTTTTCATAGTTCATTTTAAAAATCCTCTAGTGTCAAATTGTTTACTGCATCAAATACCTTATCGGCCATTGAGTCATAGGTATTTGTGTCAAATTGGTCATTACGATAGTTATTATCGTATGATCTAGCAACTAACTTAGTCAAGTGTTGATGCTCTTCCATTGTTAGATTAATTTGTGGCATTTTAAACTCCTTTAACTGTGTTGGATAGGTATGTTTCTTTAGCTGCACAAATATTATCAAACAAGTTATCAAAAGTTTGTGGGTCGAAATCATCACTCTCATTAAGATAATTAATTATCTCATCTTGAGAACACATAATATTATATAAGTGGTCATACTGACCTTGTGTAAGTTCAATACATAATCCTTTTTTCATTGTGCTAACTCCTCGAATAGTTCATAAGTTTTTTTGATCTGCTCATCTTCTGATAAGTCAGGAAAGTCAAGTTGGATACCCTCGAAAATTGTTTCAAGTATCTCCTCGTGATGTAAAGTTGACATTTTGAAATCTGTTTGTTATACCTTTATTATAATGGGTAGGTTACTAAAATCTACCCATAGTGTGACACTAATTAAACTGTCTCTTTACAGTAGTCAGGTGTTGCAACTGTTGTTAGTGTGTTTACTTTATCCTTACGAGATAATGCTAACTCTTCAGCTTCTTTCTGACTATTTGCTTTAACTTCATAGAAATCGTAAACGATTCTACTTGTTCTAATTTCGTAAGTTTTCATTTATAGATACCCAGCTGTTTCCATTCCAGGCTCATCATAGAACCAACTGAATCCAACTTCGGGGAACATATCCCTTAATTTTTCGCATACTTCTATAGGAGGCCCCCACGCTGTGTTAAAATTGATTTCAATTTGCTCCTCGTCATAGTCATCTATTTCTACACTTCCATTAATATCCCACTTAGTTCCCCAATTTGAAATGTTCCAATTATACCATCTATCGTCATTTCTTCCACTCTTAGGAAATTCCATAGTTACGAATGACACTTCGCCAGTTTTTGGATTTTTGTGTTCTTTTCTTACTGGTAACTCCCCATCTTCATTTGGTGTATTATTCCAATCTGGACTAGGGATAATCTTACCAAAGACAGTATCCTTAGATTCAAAAATTTCCTGTATTTTTTGAATGTCTTGCTCGTTACCATTTCTTGCATAAGCGGTAACTCTGTTTCTGCACCAATTAGGCATAGTTGAAAAATGAATGAATGTTTGTTATGTTTTAATTATAATCGGTAGGTTACGAAAATCTACCGATTGTGTGACAGTAATTAAACTGTCTTAAAATGGGTTTGACCAGTTATAGGCCTGATAATCTGTAACTAGACCATCTTTGTTGAGACCATCAACATAATCGTTAAATGCACATCTTTTAGCAATACTGTCTCCTCTGAAGTGTGGATTAGATTTTAGAAAATCTGACCAATCCCATCTGAATTGCTGTACTGCATCTTTTTTGGTCATTCTGTAGTTCATAAAAACCCTGTTTGTTATATGGCTATTATAATTGAACGAGATACTAATTCAATCAAGATTAGACACTAATCAAACTGTCACATTGAATCAACTAATTTATCAACACATTCGCTATAATGCTCGTCAGTTATATTTTTCTTATGATAAAATCTCTCGTCTAACTCAAGATTATAAATTACTGATTTGGCCGCTTCTAATAAATCCTCATCATCAATATCAAAATCCGCAAGTTCGACCAACTCATAAATTTTTTCAAATAGATAATTGAATTGAGTATCGTTAGTTCTCATTATTCTGCTCTCCTATCTTCTATTGATTTTTTAAAATCGCAATCTACATACTCTTTGACTTCCTCGACTACCTCGTCATAATGATCTTCCCAGTAGTTTTTTGCTTCATCAATAAATTCTGCATCTGACATATCTTCATAATATCTGTCAAGATCATCAGTTACATACGAAACTAAATCTTTTGTTGACATATTATCAACATATCTCTCAACTAAAAATGCTTTTAGTTCTCTGATTTGGTTATGAGTCATACCAAACTTTTCTAATTTGTTTTTATCATTTTGGTTCATTAGACTTCTCCCTCATCTGGAAACTGTGATAGATACGCATTAGCAAGATGTGACACGAAAAACCACGCACGTTGACCACTCACTCTATTTTCATTACAGTAGTGTGATACAGCATCTTCAACCAATTCAGATATTTCAACTGCTTGGTTTCTGACTTCTTTGATGTCGTCCATAATAAAAAATCTGTTTACATTATTATAATAGTACCTATCCGACACGAATAGGATTTTTATGTGACACTAATAAAATTGTCACATCAACCAAACTTTATCCATTTAATTGGATTACCTTTAGTTGACTTCCATAAGTAATTTACACCTATGGAATTAACGAGGGATTCCCCAGTTCTTTTTGCTTCCATAAAATCATCAAATTCCCAGTAATGAGCCTCTTTTGAATGAAAATCAAAAGTATCAGTTAAAATCCATTTTTTCATAGTTTTGTTAGCCATACTATCATACCTAGAGTTAAAAACAAGCACCTTACAGGCGATTCTGAGAGGAGCAAAAGTGTATCATTTGATACTATTTGAGTTGAATCTCATAATCTATGGATTTGATACACCAACCACTAGCTGTAGTGATTTCTTCGATCAAATCATCTTCATCATCTGCTTCCCAGACACCAAGTGCATCATCACGAAGTGCAATCTCATCATCAAATGATAATTGATACTCTTCTGATAAACTATCGTTGAGATCGAACTCAATTTCTGTTACGTTAAACTTCATAGTAAACTCTTGTCAAGTACTTTTACATTTCTTTTAAGTGTCTCATCATAGACACGAATTGAGAGTTCTCCATCAGCATCTACAAATCCATTTCGATCAAGTGCATTACCAACAATCTCCCAAACTTTATGGACTTCTTCATCAGTTAGCATTGATGCGATACTGTAGTAGTGTGTTCTTTTCATTGTGAATGAATTGCTTATGTGGCCATTGTAATAATAAAAAACAAGGAATCAACAAAAAGTAGACACCTTGTTAACTGTCACGAGAGCTGTTACTTACTGCTCTCCCATTTGCCATAATCTCCTAAGTCCTCAACGTATATATCATTAACTTGTTCTTTTCCTTCTAATTGTAATAGGTTATACCAATTCCACATATACGGATTTAAGCAATCGTTGTCATCAATCATCACATCTAAAGTTACTCTATATCTTGTTAACTTCTTGCTTTCTGGGATAGTTTGAGACATGATTACCTCGTAAGTGAATTTAGTAGTTTATTGATACAAATATACTCATTCCACACTATATGTAGCAATTAAAACTTTTTAAGTAACTTCTCCGTCTCTGGGTCTAGTGTTTCTCTTACACCAATCCAATCTTCTTGATGATGTTCCATTAACGAATCAAGGTACTCATCTTCACTTTTGTATTGAAAATCGTACTCAAACTCAAATTCCATAATTGTTTTTTTAAAGGGCGGGTCGAAACAAAACTCCTACTTGATTCAATGATTTCCCTTATCCTTACGGAGATAGTTAGGACTCACACCTAACCCATTGATGCTTTTCGGGTTCGTTTCGACATTCTTAATATAAACCAGATTCACGAATAATGCAAGTATGTGTGTGTAACCTAACAAACTGGCACACTTACACGAAATCTTCCAAGTTTATGGTGTATTGTGATACTCGATTCTGAATTAAATCATTATAAGATTCATGCAACTCACAACCAATATAATAACGACCTAATGATTTTGAGACCATACCAGTAGTTCCCGAACCCATAAAAGGGTCAAGAATTATATCTCCCTTCTGACTACCAGCCATAATACAAGGTTCAATTAATTCTGGTGGAAATGTAGCAAAATGGGCTCCTTTGTATGGTTTAGTGTTTACTGTCCATACACTTTTTTTTCTCTTTAATCCTTTGCCATCTATAGTTGATTCTTTAATTGCATCTACATCAAAGTAATAGTTTTTACTTTTACTGAATAGAAAAATATATTCATGTGATTTGGTGCATCTATCTCTCACACTTTCTGGCATAGGATTTGGTTTATTCCATATTATATCTTGCCTTAAATACCACCCATCTTTTCTTAATGCAAATGCCAACAGCCAAGGGATTCCAATTAAATCTTTACTCTTATATCCCTCTAATTTATTACCACGAACTGGGGAAAAACTGGGCAAATCTTGATTTGTTTTACTTACTGTTTGTTTTGGATAATTTCCATCACTACGATAATTATAATAACTATCTCCTATGTTTAACCATAGTGTTCCATCATCAGTTAGCACCTCCCTGACACTACGAAATACATCAACTAATTGTTCAACATATTTTTCTGGAGATTCTTCCATACCGATCTGATTCTCCTCTCCACCATAGTCACGAAGTCCATAATATGGTGGCGAAGTGACACACATTTTTACTGGTTCAGTTATTGTTGAAATTGTTTTTCTGCAATCTCCGAATAGTATTGTGTCCTTCAACTTATCAAATCCTCTAGTCCTAAAAATTCTTCCATATAATAGTCACAAGTGACTTCATAATATGCTGCTAGTGCTTCAATATCGTTGGCATCAATACCAACTTTTGCGAATAAATCAAGTGTTGAATCGTGCATTGTTTTAACTCATAATGTTTATATTATAGCATAGTTAACTACGAACTATGCTAATTGCTGGTTCTCCATCTTTGAATACAGTATCAACAACTGCCTGTACTTTCTTAGATGTACTGATACCAACCTTGTCATATACTGGAATACATACTAAACCAAACTGTTTAGTAATATCTCCCTTACGAATGACTCGACCAATAGATTGACTAATACCAATATAGTCCATAGACCTTAGAAACAATACTGCTTCTAAACCATTAACATTAATACCTTCTGATAGAATACTATGATGTAAGACTACAAATCTCTTGTCTGTCTTACCCCAAGCATTAAGAGTATCAAAAAACTCTTCTCTTGTTACTTTCTGACCATCAATCACACCACCAGTTTTTGATGTAATATACATGTAAGAATAACCTCTCCACGCTAACTCACTAACAAACTTTGAGAGTGCAATTAGACTTACGATTTGCTTTGTTGATCTTGCACATATCAAAACTTTATCAACATCAACATCATCAATAGTTTCTATGATATGGTCGCAATCTTTCTCATAACCAAATCTACTATCGTCAGTAACATCAATCTTTTTGACCACAACTTTTGGTGGTAAAATGTGACCTTCATCAACTAACTTAGGAGCTGGTACATTACAAATGACCTGACCAAAAATGTCACTATCATTCATACCAACTTTCTTAGGTGTCAAACTGTGCTTTGGTGTTGCTGTAAAGAAGTATTTTCTCTGTGCATATATTGAACAATACTCAACTGCTTCGATAAAGTTTTTCTGAACTGAGTTGTGTGCTTCATCAAAGTATATTGTATCAATCTCAATATCAAGTGACTCTGTAATTCTGTGTAGTGAATGATAAGTTGTAAAGATCAACTGATTTCTGATACTGTTGTGATACCAGTTTTCAATCACTTCTGTTTTTGTACTGCTGAAGTGATGAGTCTCTCCACTATGAACGTGCATCACATCTACATTTGTGATATGCTCAAGAAAATCTGCTGATAACTGATTTGCAAGTAAGATACGAGGAGCAACAACAACGATAGTTTTTGATACGCTATTCATATCAAATCTATACTGTGCATCTTCAATCATACACATTGTCTTACCACCACCAGTGGGTACAATAATCTGACCTTTATCACACTTCTGCATAGCAACAAGTGAATCTAACTGATGTGAACGTAATTTCATCAAAATCTCATTAATACTATTATTATAGCAAAAAAAATCCCCTTTTTCAAGGGGGTGTGACAGTTAATAAATTGGAAATAATTAATTCTCCGTTCCCTCTGTT